CCTGTGTCGCCGGCTGCTGCTTCAGCCACATAAACAATCATTTTTAATTGCCCTGCAACACCGTCAGCTAAAGTTAACGCATTACCTGTCGCCGTAGACGTAAACGCGGTAGTTAAAGTAGTTAAATTTACCGCGCCTGCGCCTGATAAAGCTTGCACTGCACCGATAATAGCGTTGCTAAATGTTTGATTGCCTGTAAATGTCTGCGCTGCGTCTGTACGAGCAATTGTAGCGCTTGTAGACGGGAACGTCATGGTAGTAGTGTCAGTACCCGCCAATGTAAGGCTATGATTAACAGTAAACGTTTTACCATCTGCTACCGCTAAAGTAGAGCTAGTAGCAGGTGCAGTAATAGCCATTTTATTAACGCTAGTTGCTGTTGCAACACCTAAAACAGGAGTTACTAGCGTAGGAGTGTTGGCAAACACTAGCGCGCCAGTACCTGTTTCGTCTGTCACCGCAGTGCGTAAGTTAGCACTTGAAGGCGTACCTAAAAAAGTTGCAACGCCTGTGCCAAGTCCACTAACTCCCGTAGATACGGGTAAACCCGTACAGTTTGTTAATGTGCCAGATTGAGGTGTTCCAAGAATAGGCGTGGTTAACGTAGCATTAGTCAAAAAGACCGTTTTGGTCATTTGTTTAGTAACGCCACCTTGTTCTACTGGCAATAAGTCTGTACCTGCAGATGATGACGCGACGGGAAGTTGGGGTATGGTTACGTTTGCCATATTTAATCCTAGAAGTTACCGCTAAAGATGTTAAAGCGCTGACGAGTTGCCACAATAGCGTAAGGTAACGCCATAATGTCGTCAGGGTTGTTGATGCGTTTTAAGTTACGCTTAGATGTCATTGCAATGCGTGACACCTGTGGATTTGGTTGAATACCGAACTCGGCTGCAATCTCAAGCGCTAGATTGTACTTAAACGCTCTCAAATAACCAGGTGGCATGGCAATGTCAGTTGACAAGCTAGGCACGTTAACGATGGGTTCAACCGATACAAAATGGAACTCTAGCGCCTTGGTTGGCACTGGGTACACGTAAATCTCAATGTCAGGGTAGGTCATATTGACCCACATCACTTGCGGATATGTGGATGTAACTGTTTTAACAGCAATACCGTTGTATTGTTGTTGATTGATGAGCTTGATACCAAACGAGATGTTATTCGCTGGATCACGGAAGTAAGTAGAATCATCAATCAAAATAGGGCGTTCTCCAACAAACGACCCTGTAGGGCCAAGTGTGTTAGATATTTGATTTGGTAGCCAAGTCTTAACTTGGTCTTGTGTTGCATAGACAGACAAACGCTCAGTATTCCACGAGTCAATCATCTGATTCAACGCTGCCAAAGCGTCTTGTGACGTTGCTGCGGATGGCGTTTCACCCTCGGCTAACACCCCTAGTAAGCGCAGAGCGCCGTTAATTTGGTCATTTGCCGTGGTCATGGCCTACTCCTTATGCTGTTTTGCGTCGTGTCTTTGGTTTTAATGTATTGACTACTTCGACTGTAGGTTTTTCAACCTGCTCTGCGACCACTTCAACTGCGACAGTTGGCGTGTCAATAGTATAACGTGTCCAGCCGTTTTGTTCATCACTTTCGGCTTCTTGTTCCATGTTGGCAACTTTAGTGCCGTGATCTGGGTGTCTTAGATAGATTGTCATTAGCTTTCTTCTTTAATTTCTGGTTCGTCTAGCTTGTTAATTAACATTCTATACGCGGAAATTGTTGCCTGAGCTTGAATCAAGAAGGTGTTAGCCTTCTGTGATTCTTGCTCTAGGGCAGAGATTTCAGCTTGCAAAAACTCTTTTGTAACTATCATATTAAGCGATTGTAGAAACCATAATGTAATACGTTACGCCACCGCTAGTTACAGGGATAGTGTGAGTAGCTGCTGGGGTACCAACGGCTGCACGGAACACACCTGTTATAGCGGCTGCAGGGAAAGCTGCAAAGTTACCAAGTGTGCCAGTGCCAGAGTTGGTTACACGCAAGAAAGACGCGTTAGACCAAGTACCGCCAGAAGCAATATCGGAATCAAGTTGCAACGCAGCAAGCGTACCGCCTGGGTTAGTAGACGAGCCACCAATAGTTGCACGTAAAGCGTTACCTGCGCCGCTAATTGTGCCTGAACCATTAATTGACAAGCTGACGTGTTCACCGTTAATAGTACCAGCCGTTGCTGCGTTTGCGCCAGTAACCACTGAGAATACGCGGCTAGTTTCACCAGAACCAGTTGACGTGAAAGTCAAACGGCTATAGTTAAGACGTGTGTCGCCTGAAGCGGCTGAAGTTGTTGCATAAGCACCGTTTAGTACGCCTGCTGATGAAATAGCAATCGGCGCACCTGCGGTACCAACTTGGTATGAATCTAATTGTGGGTCGGAATATGCGACACCAATAGGCTTATTATTTGCCATGTTAAAACTCCTTTATTAATTCCAAAAAAAGTTAAACCCACCCCGAAGGGTGGGGTATTACATTAACTAATGCGGTATGCAGTCCAAGAACCTTCGCCTGTTTTACGGGCGCGGAAATGACCTGACGTTGAAAGAGCTACCGCAGCAGCGCCAACGATCGTCCAACCAGTACCAACCGCCAAAGTAACTGCATCGGCTGCGTCAGTATTGACAATAAAAAAGTCAAACGCTGCGTCTACTTTAGCTGCGCTAGAAGTATCAGCTTCAAGCAAAGCTACAGTTGGCAGAGTTAAGTTGCCAGCCGTACCGTTGAATACAAACAAACCGTTTGCTAATTCAGCAGCGGTCATTGTTGCAGCAGCAGCTACAGCAGTTGGAGCGCCTTGTACGAACAACAATGCTTCGCCAACGCTACCGTCATTAAATTGATACCCACCTGCACCATTTGGTAATGCCATAATAATTCTCCTAAATAAGTTCAAAAGCCCCCGCTTGCGCGGGAGCAGTTAGATTAGCCAAAAATACGGCAGGCCATCTGTGGACGGATTGTGCTAAAGCCATATAGAACGTCAATACGGCAAGGCAAACGGTCATTGTTAATGTCATATTGGCGAACAATACGCATTGAAATACCGTTATGTACTTGACGTGACGCCATATCTACGCCTTGTGGCATCAACAAGTCAGCGGTCGCAAAAGTGATCGCATCTTTGTGGTATACCAAGTTTTGAGCGTATTGACCTAGAGCGTTACCCAACATAGTTACTACAGCGCCAGAAGCAGGCAATGCAGTTACAGTAGCCAAAGCTTGGCTTGCTGAAAACAACGCTGGACTGATTGACAAAGTAGCTGTTGAAGAACCAGTCGCAGCAGCAGTTACAGTGAACTGTTGTAGTGAGCCAGTCGATTCGCGAGTTTGTGGGTTAACAGCATTTACGCCAGCAATAGTAAATACATCGCCAACGTTCCAAGTCTTGCTTGAGCCTGTAAAGCTGATTGGCAATGTAGCTTGACCTTCAGTTGTAACTGTTGAAGTTACAGTAATAGCTGTACCCCAGTCGCCGTTTGTATGTTGCTTGATAGACTGTGACATATTGATTTCGTCAAAGCCTAACACGCCCATACCCATCATGCCGTTCTTAAATTGGCGGCTGATTGTGTCTGTTGGATTGAACAAACCTTTCATGCCTTCAACTAAGCCAGCGTTAGCTGCTGGGTTAACAGTAGCGTAGCGTGGTGACATAACAGCAGCGTTTTCGTTCAACTTTTGTTGAGCTTGTAAAAGCACCAAAGATGTTGAAGGAGTTGTGCCAGGAGTGCCAACTGAGTTATAGATTGCTTTGTAGCTGTTTGCTACGTCAGCGTCAATAGAAGAAGCCAATTGAGAGATACGTGGTTTTAAAACACGCTCTGCAAAGTCGTCTAACTGCATTGTCATTTCAGCAGATGTGAAGTTCACGCCAATATGCTTTTGTGAAGCAACTGACAAAGTTGTGAACTGCTCGTTGTCTGCTTGAACTTGCAAAGCAGCGCCGTCAGTTACTAAAGTACGATCCGGTAAACGGATACGCAATGTAGAACCAATTTTAGCGCCTTCTACAGCAAAAGAGTCGTCATATTGACGGTTTACGTTACGAGTTAGTACTAGGTTGTTTTCTAAGATCTCCAAAGCCTTGCGGGTTATCATGTCGATCGTTAAGATTGAGTTTGACATATTATTCTTTCAAAAAATGGGTTAGCGGTTTCTCTGAGCCTCGTACTTTTTGATCTGGCGTTGGCGCTCTGCTTCGATCCATTCTGATGTACTCATACTTTTAGTAGAGCGCGGGTCAGTGGTGTCGTACGCAGGTGATCCACTGCTGGATCGTGCCGTCACTGGAGCAATTGGTGCCGGTGCATTCGAGCTTTTTTTTACGGGCGGACTGTCAGCTAATTTGCTTTCAATTCGTCCAATTTCTTTTGCTTGCATAAGTGCAGATAACCGAGAAATACGTTCAGCTTCCTTGGGGTTACTACCTAGATAATAGGCAATATCTGGCCCAACTTCGGACTGCTGTATCGTCTGAGCCATTGCGTCAGTAATTGGAAGTTTAGGGTTGTAAGCGACTTGTTCAAAGTCATCATACTTAGTCCTAGCTTCTTCTTCCCTGTCGTGAAATGCCTCAAGGAGTTCGGCTTGCTGTTTAGCTTGTTCTCGTCTTGCGAGTAGTTCTTCTGCCTTACGTTCTGCCAATGCATCGGCATAATCTTCAGGCGATTCAAACGAATCGACAGACGGGACTTCAACTGACACTGCGCGCTTGGCTTGCGTTTCCGCTTGCTTTGCAGCCTGTTCTCTTTCCCACTTACGTTGCTCTCTTGCGAGCCTTTTGCCAATCGCAGCGTCTAAATCTTCTTGTGTGAAGGTTTTAGCGGCCTGCTCAACTGGCGCTTCTTCCGGCGCTACTACTTCGGTGTCTGGTGCAGCCGTTGCTTCCAGTTCCGGCGCGGGTACTTCCGCTAGTACTACTTCTTGACTTTCGTCCATTTTTTGTTTCCTTAGAAACCCTGATGATCCGCACCAGTACGGTTATTTACTTAATATATTCTTTAAAAATCTGTTCGTCAAGCGGTTAACTAATTAAACCATACGTTTTCCACTGCCCTGGTGTCGTTACTCTTGCGCCAGAAACAGTCGTAGATGCTGTGCTAAAAAGTGTAAGGGTTGTAGTGCCACCGCCTGAAACAACGTATGTATTTAATATACCGCCTGCTGTTCCTGCTCCATATACGTTCACATATTGGCCGTCTGCAATACCTGCGCCGCTTGCAACTGTTAATGTTGCAGAGCCAGACATAATTGACCCTGTTGTATCAGCGGAATCAACAATACAAACCCATCCAATATACCCCCCTGATGTAGGGTTAGTATTTACAATTTGATCGCCTTTTTTATATGCGCCTGCATTGCCAACGCCAGGGAAAGAAGTCGCATTAGTTCTAAGCAAGCCGTTCATTGACACGTTAGCATTTGGCCCCGAAAGCCAAAATCCACTACCAGTGTTATCCATTAAAGCCATGCCGTCTGTTAACCGCGGGTTGCTG